CTGTATGACGACCAGTACATTTACCCGCTCGATTTGGGGTCGATTCCTGCGTTGGGTACATCGCAGTACGAGACAGCGTTAGCGGCATCGCAATATCAGACGTTGATGGCGAGGTCGTTGAACATCACCGATATCGGTGAGCCGGTTCGGCATGGTTCGTCGTACTGCCCGGTCGTCAGGTTCATCAATGCGCGTGATGCCGACGATCTGATTGTCGGCGAAATCGAACCGTTGATTCGGTTGCAGCAGACGTTGAACTCGGTCAACTTTGACCGGCTTATTGCGTCCAGGTTTGGGGCTCACCCACAAAAGGTCATCACCGGCTGGTCCGGGACGGCCGCCGAAGTGTTACAGGCATCAGCTCGACGGGTGTGGGCGTTTGAAGATTCCGACGTCAAGGTTGATTCGTTCCAACCGGCCAGCCTGGAACAGTACAACTCGGTGCTCGAGGAAATCACCCACCACATTGCGATGGTCGCCCAAGTGTCGCCAGGTTCGGTGGCCGGCCGCATGGTCAACTTGTCCGCCGAAGCCCTCGCGGCGTCTGAAGCGAATCAGCAGCGCAAACTGATGGCCAAACGTGACTCGTTCGGCGAATCGTGGGAACAGGTGTTCCGGTGTGCCGCCGAAATTGAAGGCGACACCGTCACCGCCGAAGACACCTCGTCGGAAGTTCAGTGGCGTGACACCGAAGCCCGCGCATTCGGCGCCATCGTTGACGGTGTCACCAAACTCACCGCTTCTGGTGTTCCCATTGAGGAATTGATTGATTTGATTCCCGGAGTGAATCAGCAGAAAGCGCAATCCATTAAGGATGCGATTCGCCGCGGACAAACCAACCAGCTTGTTGCGGCGTTGCAGGCCACACCGCTGGCGCAGATGCCGGCTGCGGCACCGAAGCCGTCCCCGGCGAACATGCCTTTGAGTAACGGTGCCATCACCCGCTGAAGTCGCTAATTTTCAGGATCTCATTCTGAAACTGGGCGTCATCGCCACGACACGGGTGTCAAACCTGTTCACAACCGTGTCCGACTACCAGCAAGTCAAAGACGCCTACCCGGCCACGGTGGACCCCTACATTGCGGCCTCATCAACACTATCGGCGCAGTGGTACGACCAACTCGACCCGAATGCGGCATTCGCCACCGAACTTGCCCCACCGCCACCACAAACCCTCCTCGAAACGTCGGCCGGGTGGGCGTTAGGTCAACTAGATCCGCTTGGCGCGCTCATCGGATCCACAGAACGCCACATCTTTAAAGCATCCCGGGACACCGTCGCCTTAAACGCCCACCGTGAAGGCATCAAATATGCCCGGTATGCGTCGGCGAACGCCTGCGCCTGGTGCCGCGTATTAGCGACCCGGGAAGCGGCCTATCACAGCGCCGACAACGCGGTAAAAGGTCACGACAACTGCCATTGCATCGCCGTACCGGTTCGCCGCGGCGACTCGTACACGCCACCCGACTACGTCGCCGCGTGGACGAAGGAATACCAGGATGCCCGCGACGCTGTCGGCGGCAAGTTAAACGACATCGTCAACCACATGCGAAGGAACAACTGATGGACGAAATGTTTGCACGAATGCTGCGTACAGCGTTCTCCAGTGAGTATTCGTTCCTGATCAAAGCTCAGGACGCCCACTGGAACGTCCAGGGCGACGACTTCTACCAAGACCACCTGTTGTTTGAGCGGATCTATCAAGAGGTTGAGGAATCCATCGACCCGTTCGCCGAGCAGCTCCGTCAGTGCCAAATCTTCGTACCGTCCGGGCTGACCAAGATGCGGGAACTGTCCATCCTCGACGACTTCACGGCCGACGACCTGACGTGCGATGAATACAAGCAACAGTTGTTGACCGATTCGGATGCGATGGCCGATCTGTTCTCTGCCGGCTTCGATGTGGCCGAGCAACGCAAGGAACACGGCCTGTCCAATTTCCTGGCGGATCGTCAGGCCGCGCACCGCCAGCATTCGTGGATGTTGCGGGCTTCCCTCGTGGTTGAGCCCGGCGACACAGCCTAATTCTTTACGCCCGCACCCAGCGGTAATGGGTGTCGCCCGACGGGGCGGTAAATCACGGATGCCCGACGGGGCGCTAATCACGGAAAGAAGGAAAAATGAGTGAAACACCTTGGGTTCCCGGCGGAACCGACGAAGCATCATCCGATGCGCCGACGGACTTCAAGCCGATAACCACGCAGGAAGAGTTCGAACAGCGCATCAAGGGCCGACTCAACAAACAAGCATCCAAGTTCTCTGACTATGAGGAAGTGAAAGCGGTCGCGCAGGACGCGCAACAGCGCATCACTCAACTTCAAAGCGAATTGGAAGCCGAGCGGTTCACCACGGTTCGCAACACGGTCGCTTCCACCAAGGGTGTGCCCGCGCACCGCATCAGCGGTAACACGCAGGAAGAACTCGAAGCGTCAGCCGAAGCGTATTTGGCTGAAGTTGCCGATTTGACCAAAGCCCGCCAGCCCCGCAAAACGGGTTTGGCGTCGGGTGCAACCGGTTCCGATAACCGGATCGACCCGAAGGAAAAGGCGGCGGCGATGCTGCAACAGATGTTCAAAAACGGCGGTTAAACCCCGCACCACACACGCAAAACTCTTTGAGAGGAGTTTGATATGGCCGATATCAACCGGTCAGAAGTATCGACAATCATTCAGGAAGCGTATTCGCAGACCCTGTTGCAGGCCGCTGTCGCGGGCTCGACGGTTCTGTCGGCGTTCCCCACCGTCAACCTCGGCACCAAGCTGACCCACCTTCCGGTGTTGGCGACCCTGCCCGAGGCGTCGTGGGTGACCGAATCCGCTGACTCCACGGGTGTCAAGCCCACCACCGAGGTCAACTGGCAGGATCTGACCCTGGTCGTCGAAGAGCTGGCGACCATCGTCCCGATCCACGAGGACGTCCTCGCAGACGCCACCGCCCCGATCCTCGAGGAAGTCACCCGGCGTGCCGGTGAGGCCATCGGTAAGAAGCTGGACCAGGCTGTCATCTTCGGTGTGGGCAAGCCCGCATCGTGGACGTCGAACGCCCTGTATCCGGCGGCGTCGGCTGCCTCGCAGACCGTCACCTACAGCACCGGTACCGCTAACACCGCCGACCTCGTCGGTGGCGTCACCCAGGCGGCCCGTCAGGTCGCCGCGGCCGGCTTCATGCCCGACGTGATGTTGGCACCGTTGACGTTCCGCTACGACGTCATCAACGTTCGTGACTCGACCGGTCAGCCGGTGTGGCGTGACGAGCAGTTCTCCGGTTTCAACACGGTCCTGAACCGTAACGGCGCCTGGACCGGTGCCGGTGTTCAGGCTCTCGTGGCTGACTCCAGCCGCATCCGCATCGGTGTCCGCCAGGACATCACCGTCAAGTTCTTGGATCAGGCCACGGTCGGAACCCTGAACCTGGCTGAGCGGGACATGATCGCCCTGCGGTTCAAGGCACGCTACGCCTACGTGCTGGGCCGTTCGGCGACGTCTCTGGGCACCAACAAGACGCCGGTCGCGGCGTTGGTGAACTCGGGTAGCTAGTGTCTTTCGCTAGCTCCGCCGACGTGACGGCTGCTCTCGGGCGGTCGCTCACGTCGGCGGAAACCGGGCGGGTCACCAACCTGCTGAACGAAGCCGACGACCTGATCATCGGCTACGGCATCGACCCGGCCATCGACCCGGTTCCTGGTGCGGTCACTCGTGTCGCAGCGTCGATGGTGGCGGCTGTGTACACCAAGCCGTCCATCAACATCGCCGACTACGACGCATCCGGCTACCGCACATCGTCGGAGACGGCGTCGGTGCATGTCGGTACCGAATCGGCGACCACCGAAGGGCCGTGGTTGACGAAATCTCAGAAAATGCGGTTGAACCCGTATCGGACGGCCGGCATGACCCAACTCAAATTGGGATCAGAGTCGGACAGCTCCGCGGCGGTGTGGCCGGACTTCGAAAGCCTGTACAACACCTGATGGCAGAGGTTCGGTTCACACCACGAATCGACGGTTTCAGGGAGTTGAGGTATTCGCCTGAAACCCAGGACATGTTGGAGGCGGTCGCGTTGACCGTCGCCGACGTCGCCAACGGTTCGTTGAAGTTGAACGGGCCACGCGATGTTTCCCCGGGCTACAAAGTGCTGTCACGGCCCGGTAAACGTGTCCGGCAGGGCCGCTGGCGTGTATCGGTTACCGCGGTGACACGGCACGCTATCCGACACAACGCCGTCCACAACACGCTGGTTCGTGCTTTGGGCGGTGCCCGATGATCATTTACAAGACAGCGAAACCGGCCGTCAAAACCGCCATCACCATTCTGGCGGCCGGGTTCGGTCAGTACGCCCAGGTGTCGGCGAAAATGCCGAAACATCGACCCATCAGGTTTGTGCAAGTGTCACGCGTCGGCGGTTACCAAAACGATCCGATCACCGACCACGCCCGACTGCTCATCGAATGTTTCGGACCTGACACAGAAACGGTCGAAGCCATGTCGGCGACGGCCAGGGCGGCACTACGCAACGCCATCTCCACCGTGGTCGATGGGGTGTGGGTTCGGAACTGGTCCAACGAACAAGGCCCAGTCGATTTCCCGCACCCACAAATCATCGACCTGGACCGGTGGCAGTTCACCGGCGAACTATCCCTGTCGACAACGACGGCGTCGTAAAACAACTAAACACCAACTTCATACACAACTGAACATCCAAATTAAATAACCCATTCAGTGCCCGTCCCGGACGCCTGAAAGGGGCACACACAACATGGCTGATTCATCTGTTATCTGGGCGCCAACCCGCCCGGATTCCGGCGGGGTGTTTTATCGCGCACCGCTGGGAACCACCCTCCCCACCAACGCCACCGCACCGCTGAACGCGCTGTTCGTCGACCACGGCTGGTTGGGCGAAGAGGGCATCACCGTAATGACCAACCGGGACGTCAAGAAGCATTACGCGTTCGGCTCGGACCTCGTCAAAACCACGCAGGGCCAGTACGCCGAATCGTTGAAGCTGTCGTTCCTCGAGTCCGACCCGGACGTGCTGGAAACGGTGTTCGGCCCGTCGGTCACCCTCGGCACCGATGGCGCCGGCAACCGCACCATCCAAATCAACCACCGCTCCAAGCAGCTCCCCAGGTCTGCGTTCGTGGTGCACACCGTCGACGGCAACAAGACCCGCCGTCTGGTCATTCAGGAAGGCGCTGTGGTCGACGTCGGCGACATCACCTACGTCCACACCGACATCCTCAAGTACAGCATCACCATCGACTGCTACAAGCCGAACACGGGTCTGCCCGAGGCTGTCGTGGAGTACATCTTCGACGCCGGCCACGCCGCCGGTTCGTAACCCGACCCTCTGGTGGGTGGTGTCTTGGGACGGGCCTGCCACCCACCAGAGCCCCGTACTACAGCCCGTTCTGTCTATGTCACAACAAGGAAGGTCCGTCCCCCATTATGGCTAAACCCATCATCGGCGCTAACCGCAAAGCCGCCAAAATAGAAATCGTCCTACCGGTCGACGTCAACGGCGCCTACGCATTCGACGAGAACGGCGACCCGGTCAAGGGCCGCACACCCGTCGAGTTCACGGTGCCGAGGTTTGATTGCATGTCGCGGGAACAGTTCAAAGAGCTCAACGCCAACCTCGCCGCCCTCGATGACAAAAAGGACGAGGCCGGGGAACCGTTGTCGCCGCAAGACCGCGGCATCGAGGTCGTGTTGGCGATGCTCAAACCGTTCGTCACCGACGAAGAACTGGCCGTGGTCTCAAAACTGCACTTGTTTGAGCTTGAGCAGATCGCCGAACGCATCCAAGAAGGCTCCACGATCACTGTGGGGGAATTGGTGGCCTCGACCAGCTCCTAGACGAGCATGGCGGGGCCATCAATTTTGATTTGATGACCATGACAGGTTGGCGGCTCGCCGACCTGGGCGACAACTTCACCTGGTGCGACTTGCGTGACTTCATCACCCACATGCCGCCCACACCCGATTCGGCGTTGTATCGGGTCCAGCATCCGCAATCGTGGTGGTGGACACCAGAAATTGATTTCCTCGGCGCGGTCATGACGGCCATTCAATGGGGTAACTGGCAGCGCGGCGGCGGCAAGGGCGACAAACCACAACCGGTGAAACGGCCTGTCGACAAACCCAAACCTGTTCCCGGGTTGGTGCCGACATCCAGTGCCGAACTGGCGGCACGAAAAGAAGCGTTAAAACAATCGATGGAAAGGACACAGGGTGGCAACTGAACT